TTGCACGGGTGTGCAGGGGGTGCCCCCGTCGGGGGTTGGCGGGTTTTTTACCAGGAGACGAGTGTTTTTGTGGTTTGTTGTTGGAATCGAATGTTTGGTTGTGTTCTGTTGCCTTTGCTTCTGTTGCATGTTCTGCAGATGATTTGGCCGTTGTCGAGGGTGTTGAGTCCTCCCCGGCTGACGGGTGTGATGTGGTCGGCTTCGGGGCTGGTGGGTAGCTGGTGTGTGTCCCAGGTGATGGTGGCTCCGCAGAGTGGGCATTCGGTTTGGCCTTGTTGTTTGGCTTGGGTGATGAGTCTGGCTCGCCAGCGGCGGTGGGCGGCGGATGCGGTGCGGTTGGTGTGTGCCATCGCGCCCCCTGTTCACCCGTAGCCCCTGTATACCTCTTATTGCCTCTGTAACGGCCTGGGAACCGTTGAGGGTATGAATACTCTACCCTTGCCCTACTGATCGATTCTGGGCCCTATTTTGTGTGTTTGAGGGGGTGATCTGTTTGTGGTGGGGTGGTTGTTTTCCCCACGACCCCCATGGGTGTGAGAAAGATCACATCGCCCCCCAGCAGTGTCAAAAAGAAGAAGGACACAGAAGAAAAATGAGGGTGGGTGCGTGTTCGCGTTTCCCAGCTTAGCGCTTGGCGCCTAGCGGTGTAGGACACAGCCAAAAGGTATACACTCTCAAAGTTTTTAAAGTCTTCTACATATAATATACACTTTAAGTCTTACCTGGTGTTAAGGGTGTTAGCGTGACACGCCGTACGCCCTAGGTGAAACACGCTAAGTCTGAAAGGGACACGGGTGTAAGAGTGTGGGGAGTGTGCGATCAAGTACACGAGACACACGGTGAAGACCATCGGCGCTGATGGTAAAAGGTTCCTCTTCTCCCCTGATGAAGAAAAGAAGAGAAGAGAGAAAGAACAAAAGAGAGAAGAGAAGTAAAGAAGTTAACCCCTTAGCTCTTCTAAAACTTTTATAACTTATATTATAACCTATAAGCTTTAAGACTTATAGGTTATAATATAAAAGTTTTAGACTGATGGTTAACTTTAAGTGTTTAAATCTTTAAGTCTTAATAGTTACTTTAAGTTTTTAAGTCTTAAACACTGATGTTAAGTTTATATCCTTAAGTGCTAAGCTCTTAAGGCTTTATAGTTACTTTAAGTGTTTAAAGCTTTTATAGTAACTTAGATCCTTAAGTACCTAAGACTGATGCCGAGCCCTTAGATCTTAAGTCTTTGGTAGACTGATGGATGTAAGGATGAAATCTGCGTCAGCAGATTTCGGCCTTGCGTCCAGCTGGCTACCTGTCCAGCCTAGCATACACCACCTGGAATGAGTCAAACTTGACTGTTTGGCTCTATTAGCGGGTTTGAGGGCTATTTTGGGTGTTTTTTGGGGGATAACAACACAACTTTTTTCCTAAGAAGTTTCTTAAATTTTCTTAGAGTCTTGTAACCTTTACAGGTAGTTAAGGTTGAAACCCCTAGCCAGAACGGGTTTCGCTCCCGGACAGCTGTCACACTTCACTCCTGTGTTCTTTCCGAACACGCTAGGCGCTGGTGTGCTGATGATCTTCCCTCAGGCTTTCGAGTACTCGTCGCTAGGGCTCCTCGTACTCTCAAGCCTTCCCTGATGGCGTGTACTCCTTTCAGAGCTGAGCCTGCTCGGGCTGATGCCGAGCCCCTCAATGGCTCGGTGCTAAACGCTCAACCCCTCAGTGCTAAGACCCTAAGGCTAACTTAAGTACCTAAGACGTGAAGGCTGATGCTCCCCCTCTTTCTTCTACCGTGTCCTACTTCCCCTTTAGCATTCCACACTGTCCACATAGTGCAGGCTTAGCTAAGCAGGATAGGGACTGATGATCTGCATCTGGATGGCTGATCTCGTACAAGGCTCCTGTATGCGTCTAGAATCGATCAGAATGTGCTGGGGGTACAAATACCTAGCCCCCACCCTGCAAGGCGCTCCTAGGCGCCATGGGAAGGCTTTAAACGGCATTTCCGGGCTACACCCTCTACGCCAGATCGGCAGAGTAGCTTCGAGAGGGCACACCATACTAGGAGAGTGTGGCCTATCTCACACAGCATAGGGTGTCGATCCTATGCCCAGATATGACACCTCAACCTTTGCGATGTAAACCTATCTCTATCCACTCAATCATCTATAACACCTGCTATCACCCAGACATACCCCCGAGACGCCCTAGAAGGCCCCTAGAATCGACTAACAGGGTTGATCCTATATAATCCTACCCCCAGAAGATTTGAGACGCTTACAGAGGCAATAAAGGCTTCAGTAAGATATGGCACACCCCATGTCACACACACTAAACGCTCAACCGGATTGAGCGCAGCCTTGACTATGGGGTTGCAACCTACACACCCTAGAAACCACAACAACCACCCCAGACACACCGGAGAGGAGCATCCCCTCATGGATAGCACACTCATCACTCCATCCTTCACCAGCCTCTACAGGCAGACAGAAATCGACCCGCTCAGCCTCTACAACCTCACCGGAGACCATGCAGACGATATGGATCTGGATATGGTGCGCCGCATGTACCACGCTAAAGTACAAGAAGCCATACGACTCATCCGGCCCCTATGGACGGTCACCCTCGACGGCGCCATATACGGGCCACGATACTGGCAGCCACTCACCGCGGATGAGGCCGAGGAGTTGCACGATCTCATCGACATGATCGACGTAGACGCCATCCTTGTCGCATCCACCCGATAAACCCTCAACAACGTTACAAGCAACGAAAAGGAACCATGATGCAGAAGATCGCCGACCACTTCACCCAGCTCTACACCCCCGCCAGCTACGACTGCCCCACACCCTTCGACCTGACACGCCTCGAAAACCTATCCTGCGACCACATGGATTTTGAGGGCCTCGCCGAAGCCTACCGGCAGAGCGTAGAGACTGAACTTCACAAGCTGCGCCCCAACACGTTCATCGCATCCGATGGCACCGTGTTCAGCCACAACCAGTGGAAGCCACTCACCGGCGGTGAAGCCACACAACTCTACTGGAACGTGACACGCATCAACATAGGCCACCTGCTCACCCTGTTCGCCCGATAAAACCCCTAACCACACAGGAAACGCTCACAACCATTGAGCGCACACTTGACATGGGGAACCATCCACACCATGATTAATCATGTCAGCAACGAACAACACCCCGGAAAGGGGAACACAGTCATGAACAAGAAAACAGGCTACACCATCGCAGGCATCACAGCCGCCATTATTGCCGCATGCTCTTTCCTGCCAGCCCCAGACGACAACCCGCCACTCGCCTCACAACCCGCCCCACAGGTCACCACAGCCAACACCACATGGACACCTGAAACCGCACAACAGCGCAAAGCCGAGAAAGCAGCCAAACAGGCCGAAGCCACCCGCTCCCTACAAGCCGAACAAAAAAAGGCCCACCAGCAAGCACGGCAGCGCGGAGAAGAAACCACCACCGGACTCACCATGATCACCGCAGCCCACACCTGTGACCGGAAAGCCGAACAACAGGCCGCCGCCCACGGCGTCAAATGGAACGGCAACCCCGACATCGACCTCCAACTCCACAAAACCATCGGTAAAGACACATTCAGCATCGTCTACGGCGCAACCATGAAACAACCCGGCGCATCCAAACTCCCAGTAACTGTCCACTGCCTCGTCACCGGAACAGAAGAACACCCCAACGTCACCGACCTCAACATCAACTCGCAACACTAACCCACCCAAGGAGCATCCCCACTATGCCTCTCCTCTCCCACTACGCTGTCACCACCGGACTAGCCGACACGGCACACATTATTCACCACACCGGCGGCACACTACGCACAGCCACCGACATCGCCTCCCGCATCAACACCCTCAACCCAGACATCAACCTCGACCACCAAATCAACCAACTGTTATCTATTGAAACCGACCTGTACAACATTTACAAAACCATCAACACCATCATCCAGGAGCAAGCATGAACACACCCAACAACAACATTGAGTTGCACAGTTACGAAACATTCTTCACCAGCCTCGCCTGGATCCAAGGCGGCATCATCACATGGATGTACGCAACCGGCACCACACATAAAGCCGCCCTCGCCATCATCGCAGCATGCGCCCTCGCATCGCTGCTAGGCGCATCAACCCTCACCTACCAGCCCAAAGACCACAAATGATCACAACACCCATCATTATTGCTGAAACCCTCGCTATCATTATTCTTGCCGTCGCACTAGCCCACGATAACAACCAGTAATCCACCAAGAAAGGCGCACACCATCATGGATGAGCCAACCCGCATGTACACCGACCCCAACACCGGCGCCAAAAAAGAATTGAAACTATGCCGACTCTCCCTCATCGACCCCGCCGCACTCCACTCGCTCGGCGAAGTAGCCGGATACGGTGCCACCAAATACGGCGACAACAACTGGACCGGAGGATACCCGTGGAGCCACAGTGTCGACGCCCTCTACAGGCATCTACTATCATGGCAGCAAGGCAACAACCTCGACCGCGAATCCGGGCTACCGCATCTGGCACATGCAGCCTGGCACTGCCTCGCACTCCTCGCCTACCAGCAACACGATGCAGGCCGAGACACCCGAAACCCATGGAACACCCCCAAAGGCGACAAGTAATGCCTCTAGCACAAAAACCGTCCACCATCAACCATCCAGGCCACATCTCCTACAGCTCCCTCGCCCAGTGGGCCGAATGCGGAGAAAAATGGCGCCTATCCCACGGCTACCACGCACAGCACCACACCTGGTACGCAACCATCGCCGGAAGCGCCATACACCACATCACCGAACAATACGACCTACACCTGTACAATCCCGCCGAATACCCTGCACTGCCAGACAAACTCTCATCCTTCAAAAACCTTTTCGACACCCAAGTCGCCCTCGTCGAATCCGAGGGCACGGAGATTAAACCCTCCGGTAGAGTGTGCAAAAACATGTGCGAGTCAGGTGGGCCACACAAGAAAGACTACGACTGGTGGATAGTTTACGGCCAAACCTTTGTCGACAGGTGGAAACAGTGGCGCACAAACAATCCACAATACCATATTGCAGTCATAGACGGTAAACCAGGCATCGAATACCCTGTAGAAACCACTCTCGACGATGACACAAAAATAGTCGGATATATCGACCGTATCTTCACCGACACCGACACTGGCGAAACATTCATCCTCGACCTCAAAACAGGACGCCTACCAGCAGACAACATGCAGCTGCACACATACCGGTACATGCTCAACCAACACGACATCAACGTGACGAAAGGCATGTTTTGGACACCGGCCAGCAGCCGAAACAACACCACATCGCAAACCCAGGGCACAGCAACCGAACTGTACGACCTTGACAACAACACCTACCGGCATGTATCATCCATGTATAGTCAAGCAATGAAAGGAATCAGTCAAGGCGTCTTCGTGCCACATGTCACAGCACTGTGTAAAGGATGCCCCGTACGGGACGCCTGCTGGGCGGTAGATGGGAAAGACGCCTACAGGTATCCGATAGAAACCACCGTACAGCCACCCCAAACAGACAGTAAAGAAAAGGAAAACAAGTGACAGAAGAGCATATCACAGACAATGATCGCCTAACGATCACACTCAAATATGGTGGCGACTACGCCGCACCCTGGACAGTCATCCGAGGCGACACCGCCGAGCAGGCAAAACAGGCCATCATCGACCTGTTAGGCGGACTCAAAGACAATAGCGTCTCCAAGGATTGGGATTTAGCAACCCTGGTAGCCACAGCATCCATCCTCCTGCAGGACCGATACAACCAGGCAGCCAAAGACTACGTTGACAAAATGGCCAATCAGGAAAACGACATCATCATCGACCGGATCAACAAAGCTACCAGCAAAGCACAGTTAGCCGATCTCCTCAAACAGTACAAGAAGATCATCACCAGTAACAGTGACGTGTCCGAGGCTTTCAGGAATAAGCGAAATAGCCTCACCCGATAAAACACAACATAAACCAACAAAACAGTAAAGGATACAACAATGGGACTCGCCAACTATCGAAACAACAGCAACAACAGCACCTTCTTCAACCCGTCCAAAAACCAGGATGCCACAGCAATCGCCTTCAAAGTTCACGACGTGGAACATAACACTGAAGGCTACGGTGGACAAACCGCAGACCGCATCTACGCTGATGTCACTATCTTCCACACCCTCGAGGATCTCAACAACGGCACCCCAGAAACCATCCCCAACGCTATTATCGAAAAAGTGCGAGGCAACAACGACCGCCCACACTCCATGATCCGCGACCTAGAAACCTACCTTGGCGAGGAGCAGGCCTTCAAACTCGCCACCGTGCGCACCAAAAACGGGTTCAACGCGGTCATCCTCAAACCCCTCGACGACGCCATCTATGACCTCGTAGCAGCCTATGTCGACCAGCGAGACAGCCAGCCCAACACAGACATCGGCGATGATGTAGACATCGACTCCATCTGACAACCCACAACCCACCAACCGACAGATAGATTAAGGCTCCGATGCTCTCTCTACAACGATCCTTCGAGAGAGCCTCCCAAACCGCAGCCGAACTGCCCCGCATACCACAACTAGAACCCCTCTACAACAACCAGGACATGCACATCCACAAAGGGGATCTCGTCATGATTGCGGGGCGCTCCGGCAGCCAAAAATCCGGGCTAGCAATGTTCATCACCGCGATGCTCAACCAGCCCACATTGTATATTTCGGGTGATATGACACCCTGGGAGGCCTCCACACGAATCATCTCACTCAACACCCAACACACCACCACACAGATACAACAAAACATCGACGACTACGGGCCAGAATACTATCGAGACAGCATCCACCACGGCCAACACATCACATTCTCATTCCAGTCACCCATCACATGGACAGACATCACCATGGAGTTGCAAGCCTACATGGAAATGTGGAACCACTTCCCCCCCATCATTGTTATCGACAATCTGATGGACATCCAAGACTGCGAGAGTGACTACCAGGCCCAGCAGGAAGCCATGCAATGGATCACAGCATTAGGTAGGGATACTGGCTCCACCATTATTGTCACACACCACGCCACCGACAAAACCGGCTCTGATATTGAACACCCGCCAGCTAGACGGGAAATCAAAAACGGTCTCTCCGAAAAACCACAACTCATATTGGGAGTCTCACTTTATGGTGGCGAAGACAACGGCAACGGGCTCACGATACCGGCAGAGGCACGCATCGCCGTACTCAAACAACGCACCGGCAAATCCAGCCCAGACGGCACCCGATACGAACGACTAAGAGCCTACCCCGAATACACATTCTTCGGACCACTCGCCGAAAAACAGCCATGGAACATGACCACAACACACAAAGGACTATGATGGCTACACAACAGTCACGCAACCGCCGGGCCGGCGCAGAATGGGAAACCAGACTCCTACACCAGCTACGCGACACCGGCTACGATATAGAGCGCCTCCACCTCAACGGCCGGGAAGACGAAGGCGACCTCATCCTCAAAACCGGCAACAAAACCTACATTATCGAGGCGAAAGCCGGACAACCCCACCTCGCCCAATTCGTTAAAGAAGCAACATGTGAAGCACGAAACTACGAAACCCACCGAAACCGCGAAAACCAGTCCACTATCGGACTCGTAGTGATAAAACAGCGCAACAAGCCATGGAGCGAAGCCTATGTGGTATCAACCCTCAACGAGCTCCTCCCACACCTCTGACACCTGCCGCCTCCTCGACCAGTATCGCATCCGCTACAATCCATCCAAAAACGAGCAGCATATTCTCTGCCCGTTCCACGACGACCACCAGCCCTCCATGAGCATCAACCTCGACAAAGGAGTATGGTACTGCCACACATGCGGTGTCGGAGGAGGCCTCGCCAAGCTACAACAACGACTAGAAGAAGAAAACCCGAATGTACGACAGCATACGCCCATACAACATTGCGGAACGCCGCCGAATCCAGAAAGCCTCGGCCCTCTACGAAACCCACCTCGAAAACATACTCGACCCGCTCTCGGCAAGAGGCATCAGCGAAGAAACAGCCCGCTACCACCACCTTGGATACATCGACAATGACCCCATACCAGGACACGAAGACTACAACCAGTGCATCACCATCCCATACATGTACCCCGTTTGGGGGCGGCCAGCCGAGATACGAAAAATGCGTTTCCGCTGCTCACTCCAGCACGACTGCAAAACCCACAACCACCCCAAATATTTGACACCGGCCGGGGATACAGGCTCCATCTACAACATGGCCGCCATGGCCAACCCGGCAGCTGAAATGCACATTTGCGAAGGCGAATTCGACTCCATGATCCTCGAACAATGCGGATGGGCCGCCGTCGCAATCCCCGGAGCCACCTCGTGGCAAAACTTTTGGACCAAATTTTTTGAAGGCTACGACCATGTTTACATCTGGTCCGACCCCGACCCCGCGGGAGGCCAGATGGCCCAAACCCTCCAGGCAGCACTACCCCAAGCCACCCATGTGCCCCTCACTCTGGGGGATGTCACAGACACCTACCTGCAAGCCGGCAAAACAGGGTTGACACAAGCCCTCAACACAGTGCTACAATAAAACCACACAAGCAACCCAAACAAAGAAAGGTACACTAAAAAATCATGGATCCCCTCGACACGTGCCCCATCCCCCACCGCCGCAACACTAGCCAAGCCGCCAGGAGACGTATCCGCCTCGCCATCTGTGCAGAAAAATGGGCTGATGGAGAAGACCCCACCTACATCATGCACACCTGGGGCACCACCTATGATGGGATGCGATCCATGATCCGCGCCAACCCCGACATTAAACTACCCGACGACATGGCCAAACATTTGCACAAAGTATGCCGAGAAGCCTACCCCAAAAACCAGCCCAACAGGCACCGAAGCGGATGGGACCAATACGAGAAAAACTACTACACCCACGAAATACTCTTCCTCAACCAATTCAACATCCCAGCCCTCGAAATCCTCAACCGGCTCGACGTCTCGTGGACTATGTGGAAACAAATCATCACCGAAAACCATCTCACCCGGCTACAAGACGAAACCTACAATGCGTGCCACTGGTACTATCTGAAACAGCAACACCCCGACTGGACCGACCAACAAATCACACAAGCCCAACACGCCGGGAACAACACCTTCAACCAGTTCATGCAAGACGACCAGCCGGTACTATCATGAGCATCGCATTCAAACCCACCAAACGCAACCTTCAAACCATCCGAGACATCATCGCCCAAAACACCACCATCAACCCTGACAGCCTGCCAGACAGTATGTTGCAACACATTATTGAATACTGCTGGAACACCTTCACAGCCAGCAACCGCTACGCCGTGGCGGCACAATACTGGCGAGGCCCAAACCCTCCCGACCAGCAGCATCAACGCATACTAGTCGGCTACTACAAAACCATCAAACAAGCCACAGCGGCAGCTAAACAATTCCACTGGAACACCCGGCTACAACAACAATGGAAAACATGGATACTACCCGTGCATAATGGTACTATATCCGAGCATTTCACCAACCAGAAAACACTCTTCGACACACAAACCAGCAACAACACCGACCAGCTGCCGGAGCATCTACAAAACGTCATGTGCGGCAAAACACTCAACCACACAGACGGAACCATATCGTGGTGCACCCGAAAACCAGGACACGACGGCGACTGCCGCACAGGATGGCAGCCCGCCACACAACCGATAGGACATCATGGCAACCAAAACTGAAACACTGATCCAACGCTACGGCAACAAAGCTTCAGAAGTATTAGCTGACAAAACCATCCCCGCATCCTGGCTAGCAAAACAACTCACCCAAGCCGGATACCCCATCTCCGCCACCGTTATTAAAGATTATCGCCGCAAACAAGCCAACACCACCCAGAAGGAAGATGAGGAGGAAAACCAGTGATAGACAATATTGACAGGCTCCTCACCCAGCTAGCCAACCACGACAGCGAAGCTGACACCATCCGCGATGATCTCGCCAACGGCACCGTACGCCGCACACGCATCTCCGAATGGACACTCCCCAACGGAGAAACAGGCCGATCCATACAAAAAATCATCGACCACCAACCCCAAACAGACCCCTACCCTATCGACGAACTTGTCAACAAACTAGCCGACTGGCAGCCACCCAAACCCTCCACCCACACCCGCAGCAGTGACGATGTTGCTTTCGTTGTAGGGGCCGGCGACTTCCAAATCGGCAAAGGCATCCCCGGCGGAGAAACCGCCCACTTCGCAGACGACTATCTACGCTCCCTCACAGCTGCTAAACACTACTGGCAACGGGCAGGAAAACCCGGCCGCGTCCACATCGCATTCCTCGGCGACATGATCGAAGGATACGTGTCACAAGGCGGCAACAACGCCTGGCGCACACAAACACCCTTGACGGAACAAATCAGGTTGACCCGCATGGCCATGATGCAACTCGTCCACATGTTCGACCACTGCGCCAACGTCACCGTCACCTCAATCCCCGGCAACCACGGCGAAGCAGTCAGATTCGGCAAAGGCGTCACCACCTACGACGACAGTTTCGATGTGGACTGCTGCCGGGCCATCGCAGAAGCCTACCAACTCACCAACAACTACCCCAACATTCACTTCCACTTCCCCCAGCGGGACGAAATGACCACCACCGTTGATGTGGCCGGTACACAAATCCTGCACGCCCACGGACACCAATGGCGCAACAACCAACACTACGAATGGTGGCGCGGCCAAGAATTCCACAACGGCACCACATCCCATATACTCATGGCAGGCCACCGGCACCACCTAGAAATCTCTGAGCAAGGATCACGTACTTTTATTCAATGCCCCTCCATGGAAGGAGAATCCGTCTGGTACCGGCACCGCACAGGCACCACCGGCCACCCTGGACTAGTGTGCTACACTATCCACAACAAAACACCAAACAACTACCAGATAGCGAGATGAAATAGACGCTATGAGCAGACGACCAACAAAAGCAGACCTAGCCTCCACAGCATCGTGGGGATGGGCCACAGACCATCATCTTCACACACTCAACCGGGCATGCACCAAAATAGCCGCACACTATCCCGCAATCAGTGCAGACGACCTGTACCAAGACTCTTTACTATATATTGCGGTGCGTGAACAATACCACAACCTAGACAACAAACACTATACCAAAATGTGTTACAGGGTAGCCAAACGGCTAGCCAACAAGACAGTACAGCACCTAGACCAGCCTAAACCTTTATCCGATATTATCCATCTAGCCGACAACCAGACAAGCATTTAAAAGGAGAACCCCAATTATGGTTACTACCACCCTCGATGACGGAACCCAAACCACAGTACTACAAACCGTAGGTACCACCACCACCGCCATCATCACCAACACCGAAAACCCCGAGACCATCACCGCCAAATACACCATCGCAAAAGACGGCACCGCCACCTACAGCATCAGCGGAAACACCTACCTTGGTGACCACCAACACATTATTAAACTCATGTACGATTATTGCCACTGTGTGGGGCGATTCGACACCGCCAACACCAACAGCAACTTCGACAACCTGTTTAGGGGGTGACAAGTGAACCCAACCTACACCACAGCCGACATAATCCAAGCCGCCCAATGGATCTGGAACGGCGGCCCATGGAAACCATCAGTAGAACCCGGTATGCCACCCCCACCAACCGCCCCCCAGCATCACGGCAACAACATTGCCACCATGATCGATCTACAGCTCGCCATCGACGACTACACCCTCTCCTGTGAACCATCCAAACAGAGGAAACGCCTAGCCCGGCTGGCAGCATTCCGGGAAGTCTACGGCTATGATCAAACCTATTCGGTGGCAGCCCAACGACTTGGGGTGACTAGGCAAACAGTGAAACAGTGGGCAGACCAAACATTGATCACACTAACAGGATACGCAAACAGTAGATACTACCCAGACGATAGCATAGGGATGAAATAAAACCATGAACAACACAACCAATATTCCACAAGCAGCCCTCAAAGCAGCGGTACACCGTATCATCCAACAACAGCCCACCAACATGAACCAGTTGGAAAACATTGTGGCCGATGTCGAAAACAAGTACCGGGTACCCATCTCCCTCGACAATGTGAACCTCACCGTCAAAGAAATCAGCCTCGATGATCTCATACTGGACCAAGACMCGCTAGACGAGTGCAGTGAAATCCTGTGGGACTGCGACAGTGCAGGATATCCACCCAACAACCAGCAGTCGGAGGCTAGCCAGGCGCCCCTGGACGGCCTGGAATGCCTCACCTATCAGGCCCTAAAACTCGTCACCATGGCAGACAACATTCTGGAAGCCATCTACAATCATCGAAACAACTATCCAGGCATCATCCAACGAAACATTGTCGACCAGGCCGAAGATACCCTCGCCGAATGTGCACTCCTACACCAGACACTCGAAGAAACTATAGACAACAACGAATCATAGCCATACCGTAGACACAAAAAGTGTGCCCCAGCAGCAGCCACCACACATATGGCAGCACCGCTGGGGCACACACATATTCACTTACGCAACAGTAGACTCTACCATGCCAATCTCCGACTCGGCGGCACGCTTCGGCACATAGCCGGCAACATTCTCATCGTCTATCGGCTCGATCATGCCAGGATCCGACACATCAACCATGTGAGACTCCACTATGCCAGGATCATCCGGTGGAACAAGCCCAACATCAACAGGCGGAGCAACCTTGGGTTTACCGGCCACAAACGACGGGCTACCAAACGAAGTCGCTATAGACAGCACAGCAGCCACCCCGGCAGTAATCAGGGCAGACTCCCACGGCAAACCCCGAAACGACTCCGCAGTATACGTCACCCCAGCAGTCACACCAAGCACAGCAACAAACGTTTGAACAAAAGTCTTCAAAGCCCTTTCGAGCAGGCCCAACCAAAACTGTTTACCCACAACAAACCACCATCACTTATTCAAACCGTTGACAGCAGACTCAAGCCTGCTGATGCGGCTGCGACACTCCAGCACGTAATACCAGACACTCCACAAAGCATCCTTCGTACGCCACAGCTTCCCCGTCACAGGATTCTTAACCCACGACAAGGCATCGACACGCTTACCCAGGTCACCATTCTGAACCTGAACCACACCAACATCGTGATGCAGCTTATTCACCGACTGGGCCACCTGCGCCGACAATTGTTTAATCTGATCATGCAAGGCTTTCACATCAGCCACAGTTAACTCCTCACTACCACTATCATTGCCGCAGACTACGGCCATAAACCTGTCCCACGGAAACCACGGCCCAGGATCGTCATGATCCGACTGATGCCACGCATCCGTCACATCCACATGCCCGCAAACACCCCGCCTGCCAGCCTTCAAATCACTCGCCGACAATTTCCGTTTAGGCACATTATATTTGTCACACAACTGCCGGCACAGCACAGCAGCCTTCTCCACAGCAGGCCACACCCTAGGATCAAGCCACTGCTCCCGAGTGTAAGCATGCCCAGGCACCCGGAACGAGGCATGCGAACCCCCATCCGCGCAAATCTCTATACCCAAAGAATGCGGATTAGGCGGGGCATGCCAACCAATCGTAGACTCAGACAAGCACTGCACCGTCTCCCCAACATCGCAGACGTAATGCGCAGAACCCCCAGACGATGTGGAAGCAAAATAGTTCGCAGTCGACACCGCCCGCCCTTTCCGCGAGGCGGACGGAAAACCCACATCCGGGCACGTCGCGTGAATCACAACCCTATTCACCGGACTATTCGAGCCGGCAGAATGATGTGCCGCTGGAATAAACCTCACCGCACACCACCACCAAACACCATCAACACCATCAACACCCTTCCTCTTTTTACTTGTGAGATGATATGGTCACTATAGGTGACGGTTTTACACCCTGGCAGGCCACCGAACCCGATATTGTAGAAGCCACACCGTCACTATATTTCACAAACAGGCGGCCCTCAGAACAGTACACGGACACCACCGAGCGCCCATCCTTACCATCTTTACCATCGGATCCGTTCGCACCGGCGGGGCCGCGCTCACCCCGTTCACCCCGTGAACCTTGCGGGCCGGCAGGACCTGAAGGGCCCACATCACCGCGCTCACCATCGGCTCCATTCGCACCATCTTTACCATCCGCCCCGGCAGCCCCGTTCACGCCAGCAGCACCTACACGGCCTGGAACACCATCGCGCCCATTTATACCGTCACTTCCGGGCAAACCCTCAGGCCCCTTAACACCATTCAAACCAGGAGAACCCTGCGGACCAACAGGGCCAACAATCCCAGCCGAACCATTAACACCATCCCGACCATCAGCACCTGCAGGGCCTTGCGGGCCACGCTCACCAGCAGGACCAGGAACACCCTGAACACTCCGCTCAACACGCACAGCATCCACACACAAACCAGAACGGTGAAGCCGCGCAGACTCCACCCCACCCGAAGCACACGCCTGCTTCACACGGCTTGCTAAACCCTTAGCAGCTGTACCATTCGACTGGGCCCTAGCCTGCTCCGAATCCCGCTCAGAGGATACAGCCCCGAAACGTAAAGCACCCGCAGCAACCACCGCCAGTAGTATAAGTGACAAAAACAGCAACACCAGTGAAGCTTTCTCAAAATTGCGACGCTGCCTTTTTTCCTCCTCCAACTCCCTCAACCCTACTCACCTCCACCATCAACAGTATCTTTCAAAAACTCGGGCAAATCAGGAAGATGTATAGGCTCCACATCATCGGGAAGCCTCGAGTTAAACCGGCGAATCTCACGCCGCACACCCCACGAATACTCCTCCAACGCATCCACCTGCGCAGACAACCGCCTGAGACGCTTCCTCGATCTAGACGTGACCGTCTGAACAGAACCCAAAACCGTGGCCAACGCGGTACAAATAGAGGCCACCAGTGCAGGAGTAAACCACGACACCACAGCCCCCCAACCTCACACCAACAGCCACAACATCGACACGGTCACAAGCCCACAGCTATCCAATTCGCAACCGCAGGCACACCATTCGGCTTAGACCCATCATTCGTAATAAACGCCAAACTGAAATCCTTGACAGTAATATTATACGCTTTCACATCAATCTGGGCGGTCCCCCCAGCTGCGGTGCCCATAGACGCCACAACCACCGGCGGAGACGTAAACTGGCGACCAAACGGGATCGTGTAAGCATACACGTTAGATCCACCAAACATGATCGACTTCGAACCCGCCTCAATCCTGGGGGACAACTGAACCCACTCGCCGGCATGGTTAGCCCACACAGCCCCCGAAGGAACCATCACCCGGTCACCCTCCATTGGGGTAGGGTCACAGGCGGCAGACTCACCAAACGCCACACGGGCCGCCACGGCACGCCTATCCAGCTGCTGCTGCAACCCGTTAGACGACAACACCAGGGTAGCCAACAACTGTTGATGAAACACGCCAGGCTCGGCACGCAACACATCACGGGCACGCTCCGCACGCCCCCCAGGAACAATCTCCAACTTGGCCGTGTTCTGCTCCCAATCCCGAGACAGGACCACATAGTCGTAGCGGGTCTCTCCGGGGCCGGGAAGCTGGCCGGTCACCGTCTCAACACTATTCGAGGTGCACATCACCCCGTGAGCCCAAGCCTGCCCCGGCAAAACCTCACACAACACAGTGGCACCCTGAATCGTAGTGCCGACACGAAAATCGTCCGGCCCTTTCACGGACGGCATATTACCCATCAGACCAGACATTTGAGCCCAATCATACTCGGTCAACACACCATCAAAACCCTTGCACACAATACCCACAACAAACCCCTAATCTTTTCTAGAATTTTTGCAAATCCCGCACACCGGCAGCCAAATCAGCCACACGCCGCGCCAACAACGCCGACGGATTATCCTCATAATCACCGGCAATAGGTGTCACCTTCGTCCAGCCGTCACCAGGCGAATCACACTCCACATCAATCTGCCGCACAATCTCCGCAATAGGCCCCGAACCCACATCAACATAAATCAAATCCCCAGGCATCAGATTGCCGGGTCCGAACCGCAACACATCCGACTCCGCCAACTCGATCTTAAACCCCGACGTGGCCCCCAACTCGGACAGCACCTGCTCAGCCTCATCAAACAAAGACACATGCTCAGAATCAGTGTTACGGGCATCCTTAAACACCTCAACCCGATCCCACCAATCCCCCTCAGCCATCGAATCAACATCCTCACAAAACAGCCGATCCTTACCCTCACCGCGGCCACCCACAACCACCGATGTGGCCTTAGGGGCGTCACGCACATACTCCCACGACACAATCGAACCAGACTCGGCAGTCAACACATGTTTACGGGTAACAGCTGGCACGCAATCAAACACCAAACCACGCTGATCAAACTTCGCATTCTCAAACTGGTTCACCGAAACAGTCATCCGCGCCCACGACAATACCGGCAACAGTTTATCAGCAAACACGTGGAACCGCACCTGAAAATCCTTAATATAGCGGCCGCGACTCTCGTTATCGTTCATAAACAAACCGGGCGGAAAACGCCAAGCATTATCCCCCAACACCTGCTTAGCCACCGACTCCGCCGCACCAGAATAGTGCGCATAATCCCGATCCGCACGCCACTCCATACCAACCATGCCGGGGCGATAATTCACAGGCCACATCAGCATACGCCACAACAGGCGAATATCATCCTCACACGTGATAGTCACCCGGGAAGACCGCCAAGGCCCCACACCATGAACTTTGCGCACAGGCCCAGAAAAAATCTGGCCGCCACCATAATCAACAACCAGGCGTGCACCCGGCTTCGTCAACGCGTCAAGCCTGGAATGATCGCCAGACACCACCAACTCCAGCGTCGACAAACCATTCCACTTCAACGACAACTTAAGCGACTCAAAAAAATTGATAGGCGCCACACGATGATAGTCTGGCGTAAACAATGTTATCTGCGGGACAAGACCAGCCACAATCTATTCACCAAGCCCTCAAAAACCTGTACTGCACCGACACAACAATGGCACCCAAACCAACCATCTCAATATTCACACTCTTAGAACCGCCAGGCGGGATAGGGGCAAACTCCCACTCAGATAGACGATCCATCACATCCTCAAACCCGTTCAACAACGCAGACTGCTTCCGAGGATCAGTATCAATAGTAATCCAATCATACTCCTCGACAGGATAATCCGAAGACACACGCAAACCATCAATCTGCACAGACCACGAATCCAACGGGCCCTCAACACGAATCACAGGCCATGCAGGCACATCACCCTTATTAGACAGGTTATCCCAACCCGAACCAACACCAGGCGTCAACACCACCGGAAACGCGGTACCCTTCTTATTGACAGGGCCGCCACCCAACCAATCCTGCAACTTCGCATTACTGAAACGAAACTTTTGCTCATCCCCATACCAAAACGGGTCATAGGCTGTCAAATGCAACAGATAGCGGGCGTAGCCACGATTAACCGGATCAACCGTAAACGTGTCATCCACCGAATCAAACCGACACCTTAGCACACGCTCACGGCCAGACGGGGTCTTCACAGACAACTCCCCCTCCTCGCCAGGAGGAAACGCAGACCACAACTCGTCATACGCCTTCAAAAAACCGTCACGAAAACCGCCCACCGGATCCGGGTCAACACCCGACACCAGAACAGGCAGCGTCACCTCGCGAGGCTTCACATTAAACCCGCGCCACTCCGATCCGTGCACCCCAACATGGGTTTGAGAAAAATGCTCAACCTCAGGAACACCCAAACCGCGCAACGAATCATTCAACAACATGACAGGAGACGCACCCGTGTAATCCGTCAAATGAAGCACACGCTCCGGATCATTACCAATCAACGGCAACATAGACCAAGTAACAGTCAAACCGGCACGATCAGACGGGTCAGGAATAAACATGAACCACACCCCCTATCACACGTAAGCCAACGCGTTCAAAGCGTCACGCTGCTGCCGCTCAATCCGCTTCGCAAACTCGTTAGGATCACCATAAGTAGGCCCATTCACATTCACAACAACACTCTTATCATTCATACGCTGATACCTGCCATACGGGGTAAACGAGCCCACAGACGATCGCACACCAAACCGGACATCAACCGCATCCGGAAGACGGCCAGCCACACCAGACATCGCATCCAACGCCAAACCAGCATTACCTGTTATACCCTCAGCCAAACCGGCAACAACCTGGCGGCCAACCTGGTCACGAAACACCCGCGATGGGGAATGAATACCCAACACAGACTTCGCCGCATTAGCAACCTGGGAACCCATATTACGCACCGTATCCAGCAGGCCACTCAAAGCATTCTTGATACCATTACCCAAACCAGACACCACGTCACGACCAGCAGACACCAACAGGGACCCCATATTACCGATAGCACGCCGAATATTACCAGGCAAATTCCGGAAAAAACCCAGCACACTATGCACACCGTTAGACACGGCAGACCCCATAGCATGCATAGCAGAAGAGGCCGCACTCCGTGCCCCGTTAAACCCGCGCACAGCACCATTCCGAACCCTAGACGCCATCGACCCGAAAAACCCGCCAACAGCAGACGCCACCGAAGACACAACACTCCGGATAGCACCCATCGCAGAAGAAACAGCACCACGTGCCGCGTTAAAACCAGACCTCACATGGGAAGCAACCGACAAACCAAGCCGCGTAAAAAACCCGACAACCGCGTTAACACCGCCAGAAATGATCGACTTGAAACCGTTAATAAACGCAGACGTAAAAGCCCTAATATGATTCCAGCCAGCCTGAATAACCGAACCCATACGCGCCAAACCCGACACGAAATGGCCCACAACCCATCCGACAACACGGGTGACAGCGCCAATAATGCGGGCGGCAGCAGACACTACAGCACCCAAAATACGTGCAACAAACCCGATCACAGCCGTCACAATCGGCATCACAACTGGAATAATACGGGCAACCACCTGTAGCACGACGCCAACAACCTGCATTACTACACGCATAACAGACATGATGACTGGTATCAGCGACCGTATCAAACCAATAACAGGCGGCAGAACAGACATGACAGCACCCAAAATCTGCTGAATCACAGGCATCAACACCGGAACCAACTGCATGATCACGCCAACCACCTGCCGTATCACAGCCATAACAGCCTGCAACACCGGCATCAGTGCCGGCAACAACATTGCAGCAACCTGTGTCACCGCACCAATAATCTGCGTAATCACAGGAACCAGCCGAGCAACAAGCATACTAATCAAAGGCACAATCTGGGCAGCCAAACCGGCAACCAAACCGATAATCTGGCCAAACACCGGCGCCAACTGTGCCACCAGCCCCGCAACTAAACCAAACAGGGGCTGAACAGCGGCCATAATCTGCCCAAGGGCTTGACCAACCACAGCTACAAGCTGCATCACCGCGGCACGGAACTGGGCGTTAGTGGCAAACATGGCGGCAAACAAGCCGATAACAATACCGACAGGGCCACCTAGGGCGCGGAACACGCCGCCAAGCCCGCCAGCGGCACCCTTCAAAGCACCAAACGACGGCAGCAGATTCTTCAACGACACCGCCAGCGGGGCAAACCCTGCAACAAGCTTCCCCACACCGGCAGCCACAATACCAAACACCGCGGTGCCGCCGGCAAACATGGCACCCAAATTCACTTTAGGGACAGGCAAATGCATCCTCGCAAAAATGCTCTTCAACTGCTCCACCTTGGCGCGCATCTGTGCATTCATTCTCGTAATCATAGCCGGCATACGATTAATCCACGCCAAAATAGACGGCATCACACGCTGAATACCCTGATCAACAGACGCAAACATCGGCTTCACAGAATCCGTCACCGACTTGATAACCGGATTCAACGCCACAAAAATCTGCCGCAACCCGTTAAGAAACGGCGCCATAGCCGTAGCACCAAGATAACCCAGGGCGCCCTTAACATTCTTCATAGCGCCCTCAAACGTCTTACCAGACGCCTGCGCAGCACCACCCATGCCAAGCTTCATCGCAGCCGCAAACGTAGCAAAATCAATCTGCCCCTTCGACACCATCTGCGACACCTCAGCCGACGTTTTACCCGTCTGCCTAGCAAGCAAAGACAACACAGGAACACCCGCCATCGTAAGCTGCAACATGTCATCGCCCTGCAACTTACCGCGAGCCATAACCGACGTAAAAATAGCGCCAGTATCCTGAAACGACTTACCCGAAATATAAGACACATCAGCGACAGTCTTCAACACATCCGTCATCTGCCCGCCAGACTTCACACCCGAAGCAGACAACGCGGCAGCAGTCGAAGCCGCATCACCCAACGCATACGACGTACCAGTAACAGCCTCAATAGCCGAATTCATAATCGAAGACGTGTCAGAAGACGTGTGACCCAAACCAGTCAACTTAGCCTGCGCCTCATCGATAGCCATCGCCCTAGCAATACCGCCACCAATAGTCACATCATAGATAGACTTGAGGCCCTTCTTGGCAACATTGATGGCACCCATCATTGCGGCGCCACCCAAAGCCAACTTCATGCCTTTAGCAAAAAGACTACCCGAACGCTGACCCTCAGCCGGCATCACCCCGGAAAGCTGCTTGCCAACATCCGATTTCAAACCAGGCATCTTCGTATACAACGACACATATGCGGAAGCAATCTCACCAGACATACACTATTCACCCCATAATATTAATCTCGCGAGACACCCCGCCACTAGCGCGAACACGCGCCAAAATATCGTCCACCTGCCCAGACGTAAACCGTGCCCTACGCTCATCCGTAGGCCTCGCCACAGGCTCCGGCTGCCCCTCACTATTAGCAGACCTGTAATGATCCAACAAGTCCAACACCGCCCACTCACACCACTCAAACGGGCGCTGCCAGCCATTCAGGTGGGCCGCCAACTGGCTAGACGTATCGGTACACAACACGCCCGCCAGCCGGACAGCCTCACCCCAACACATCTGCGGGCCACCAACACTATAAACAGAAACACCAAATTTGGTGCGGAAATCGTATTCGATGGCCCCACGATAATCATCAATCAGGCCGTGGAGCCAAACTATTCCCCCAGCGATGCACCCTTACCGTCAGGCTTGTATTCCATCCATTGACGGAAAATCTCGGCAACACGAACCATAGGAAGCCCCTCCAAAGCCTCCACAGCATCCGCTGGGGCGGCAGCCTCCAACATCGAAAACATCACCTCAACCTGGGCGAAATCCGCAGACTCCCCAGACTGCGCAATCCGGGCGGCACGGCGAAAAACACGGGCAGGAACAGCCTGCGCCGTCTCCTCAGCATCCGCCAACACCCAGCTACGGTCACCAATCTTCAACGTGTAACCAGTGTCACTCATCTATCAACAATCCCCTAAACTCGTGTATCAGTTATCGGACGGCGGATTCGGATCCGGCTCAGGCTTCGGAGGCTTCGGCGGAACCGGAGGAGTATCAGCTTTTAAAGCCGTCATCCACCCCCGACCAGACACCGCATCACCCTTCTTATTAATCTGGGCAGGATACGCCTTCAACGTCACACCATACCCGTAAACCTCACCATTCTTGCCCTTAATCTCGTCACGATCAACAAGCTCAGCTTCAGGGAAATAGTAGCGGATAACCTGATCACCATCCACAATATCCATCAACAGAGCATGAACCCCGGTGGTGGCGCCAGGAGAAATATCGAAAGCTCCCGAATCGGCTCCGGCAGTAACCTTCGACTGCCAAAACAGCTCGATAACCTCTTTCTTCGATTCGATCAGCTGGAAAGAAATCTCGATAGACGACTCCGTGGCAACCGTGCGAACAACATCCGCATTCTGCCAAGCCTTCAAATCATCCGTTTTACGCTCAGGCTTAATCTTAAACCCGTCATCCGACAAATAGCCCAACGCGGTAAGACCGTCAGGAATCTTCCCAACACCATCAATAGTGTCACCAGCATGAGCAGCACCAATATAGACGTCACCAGTAACAGCCGAACGAACATTAGACGCTTTACGTGTAGCAGCCATCACAACCCCCAAAAAACAATATCAAACAAACAAAATTAAACAATCAATTACGTTAAGCATTTACTCGGACTCGACAGGCCTGCACACCAGCTCAAACAGCGAATACACATCAAAACGTGCACCATCCACCAACAAATCAGGACCCGTAGAACGCCGACAAAACACCACCGGATCACCATCCACACCATCAGCCAGCACAGCCTCAACCCGGCGAGCCAACGACATAGCACGATCCGGCGTATCCGAAAACACATTCACCCGCAAAAAAACACGCTCACGAACATGCAACTCCGGGCCACCATCAAGAGCCAACCAAATCAGATCACCCTCAAAGGAATCAGGAACAGTACCCGTGCACGGTATATCCGACAGCCAGCCATCATCCTTGAGCACGCGTTTAGCCCAGACTCTTGGATCACCGTAAACGATCACGACGCAGCCCCAATCGACCTCGCCAACGTGCCATGCTTCGCCTCAATACGCTTACCACCCTTATATGTGGTGCCAATCCTCGCCACAGCCTCAACACGGTGAACCTGCACCTCCGACGACAACCCGCCACGATACTTGGCCCTATCGAAAGCGTTACCGCCCACATTCGCCGCGGCGGCACGCCGCACACGCTCGCCACGCTCAGCCAACATGCCCTGCACACCAGAAGACTTCAACACCTCACGAATACCCGGCAAATTCAGCTTCACATTCACATCCTGAGCCACAACCTATCAGCCCTTCTTGCGCTTCACATTGATCTGCGTGCCCGCATCCCAGCCAGACATCGGATGATGCCACACGATAGGAGACCCGTCAGCCTCCCACACAACACCCCGAATACGCCACCGGCAACGATAATCAGCGCCCACAACAGGCTGCTTAAAAAGCATCGACCAATGCTCATAATCCGAGTCACGGCCTGCCGCCTCATCCTCCTGCGAAACAGAAGCATAGATGGCCACATTATGGTACACAGTCTCGACAGGCTTAGACCAGTCTTCCACCTTGTCGCCCAAATCATCGACACGAACAGTCGGCTGAAGCATCACAACCGTTTCACCGTAAGGAAAACGAGTCATATCATATCTCCCACAAAGGGCCATCGTAGCCGTTAATATCAGAACCGCACGAGCAACCCTCACCCCACACCGTGGAACACACCTCAGAATGATTCACACTACTCCTCATGGTCGGTGTGATAGTGAACGCTTTACCAGCCCCACCATCACCCTCACACAGCTTCTTCAACGCAGCAATCTCGGAAGGCCACAACAAATTCGTGGGAGTATTAGACCGTGTAGTCTGAGCGAACGGGCCCGCAGACTCATACTGCACCTGACCCGACACCCCGGTATCATTCCAGCGCAACAAAGCACGACGAAGAATCGCCTTAGCCGCATCCTTGTATTTGAAATCCGGTTTAGCGATACAGGGGGCGACACTGACAGCCACAGCCTCCACATCGGCGATCATCGCCTCAAGCTTCTCTCTAGGAATATCGGCGAAAGGCTCAATATCCTCAGGCTTCAAAATGATACCCATCAACACCACCCCCTGCACATAGAAAACATCACCGCTACAATAAATCAGTTATCGGACGGCGGATTAGGCTTAGGGGAAGCCTTCTCCTTCACAACAGCAAACGAATCCAAAGACTCGATAGCCACATACAGGACAGCCTCGGCGCGAACCATAACCTCATTATGGCCCTTCAAATCACGCCCAGTCTGATCCGGATCGCCATACTCGATCAGCTCGATCGGGAAGTTACGCTGGAACCCCCAATGAACACGCGAAAAATCGCCAACAATAGCCTTAACACCCGAGACAGGCGACATCTCCGGGGCACCCGAAACAGTCGAAGAAGCACCAACATTCAGGCCACGCCAATTATCCAAACCGGCAAACCCGGCGGCAGGATACATCGGCTGGCCGGCAAGCGGCGAACCCTTCGGATACACCTCGGTAGACAGCGCAAACGAGAACGCCGGATCCAGGGCGACACCGTTAGGAACCTGCAAACCAGCACCAGCGATAAGGCCGACAGCCTTGACCAGATCGGTCGTGGCGGAATCTGTGGCATCAACCGTCTTCGACGTCTTATCCAACGACACCTTGACGGCAGCAGCAGGCTTACCCGTAGCCGGATCAATACCGTGGAAAGCAATAAGATCCACGGCGCGACCAATCGAGGCACCCAGAGCCGGGGAAATCAGATCCTGAAGCACACCCAGACGGTAATCAGCGTCAGCCCACATAAACTCGTCGCTCACACGCTGCTGAGTCACAACCTTGATAGGCTGCGCCGTAAACGCAGAAACATCAACGCTAGCGGAAGGCTTAACCTCGCCCTCTCCAACAATCTTGGCGCGAGGAACACCACTAAACACGGCACCCTTGACAGGCCCGAAAATAGTCGGCTGCTCAGGCGAAAGCTTAGCAAGCACACCAGAATCGATAGCACGGTCACGAACCGCACCAATCATAGAACCAGGAAGCTCAAGCTTCCCTGCAGAAAGAAAATCGTCAGCCATCACAAATCATCTCCTAGAATTATTGACAAGAGCATCCACAAAAGCGACACCCTCACGTCGTTTAACATCATCCACGGGGGCACTCCCCGCAAGACGGCGCACACCCGCGCCACCACTACCACTATGGTCGATCAAACCCTTCAAAGCCTTAGCAGACTCGGCAAGCGACTCCCTATCGTCACCCGACAAGAAAGCGATCGCATCACTAGACAGGCCACACTCTAAAGCCACCTCACGCTTCACACCCTCCAAAACAAACCCGTTGATCCTGTCTTCGAGCTCCTCATTCTTGCGGCGAAGCTCATCAATAGTAGATCCAGAATCATCACTCGATGTACGAAGCTTCTCTAACTCGGCGAAATTACTTTTAGCACGAGACTCCCACTTACGGGCTTCAGCCTTCCAATCAGTCCCAGACGATTTACCCTCGCCTTCATCCTTCAACTGATTGTCGGCTACATCCTGCCCGCCATCGTCTTTTACTGTATCAACAATGCCCTCGCCCTTTCCGGGCTCAACAGCATCATTGTTGACATTCTGTTCTTCAACGTTTTGATCGGCCATAGCCTAACCTTACACTCCTTGCGGAAAACAACACTATTTTGCTGACCCCCGTGCGGGAGACAACCCGTACACCGATAACCGGCGATGCACAACCGGAAACCATATCAATCATCTCATATCGCCAACAGTACGCATAGCCTTCAAAATATTGCCAGGCGACTGCTGCAACCCGTGATCATCAACCCACTCACGAGCCTTCTCATAAACCTTCTGATACTCGGCATCAGCCCTATTTGGTTCCCAAGGGCCAACAACCTCAACCACCGTACACCCACAATGATCATGATACTTCGAACCCAGCGGACGCTTACCACCACGCCTATGACGCCGAGTATGACCAGTAGTCAACGCCCTTTCTCTGGTCGTATAATCCGACCTCGTAGCCAACATGGCGCAGAAAGCACACGGATCACCATCAGTCACCCGACGCCACGACCGGCCCTGCGCACCCGCAGACCACTCAACCGTGTCACGGCCAGCATTCAACACGGCACGATTAAACCCGACCGCCATATCATCAATCGTGTCATTCGCCCTATCCGGGTCACTATTCATAATCTTCATAGTCGAAAAAGACCTCGCCAAAGCGGCAGCAGCATCAAACTCGTCATACACGATCAAACCAGGATCGACACCATTCAACCGACGAAAATCTTGCACGAATTTGGCTGCCATAGCTGCTGAACCGTCATGGCCGGCACGCTCCAACTCCACACACAAACGAACATACTGCGCATCTGTCATCTTACCGACACGCCACAAACGGCCCAACTCGGCATAATAGCCCGCATACTTCCCAGCAAACCTGACCGCCTGCCGCTGATACCTGGTGGCAGCCAGCCTCGACTCAACCCCAGAAGCCATCGCCCATCATACCTCGTTAGTTTGACGCGATATAGCGCCAGCAAGCGCAGCCAACGGATCCGCAGATTCGGCACGATGCCGCATCACAGCCTCAACCTGCACATCATCAAGCCCCAGCATCTCCAACACAGTGCGAGAATCCGCCGGCAAAATACCGGCACCAACAAGCTTCGTCACAGCATCCGCTGTAGCAGCCCGAGTCGGTGTTGAAGCATCACGCCACCTCAAACCCACATCACCAAAAAACGCGGCCTCATCAACACTCGAATCAAGCGCCCTAGCAGCCAGGAAACCAACCGACAGCCAGCCCTGACCAAACGATGTTTGACGCCGCTCAGCACGCTTCACAAGCCTCGACTCCTCGGCAGCCAACGCCTCACCCGACGGCGGATTAGACGTAATAAACCCGAAATAGCGTTCAGGAACAGCAGCCTCCCCAGCAGTCAACTGGGCTAATAGCCGCATCTGATCCGAATACGGTGTAGGACTATTGACAGGAAACGACCCCACATTCGGGGTATCACCGTCATCATCCTTATCAACAGCCCACACAGAAGCCATCGACAGGACCCAGCCAGGCTGCGAAAACTCATCCGCAGACACACCCGTAACCCAACGCTGCGGGTAAGCATAAAAATCACGATTCACAGACTGCCCAAGCAGCGTGCGCACAGCCTCATCCGTATAAGCCCTAATAGACCTCGTAATCTCAGAGCGCCCATCGATACGAGACGTCCTGCGCCGATTCACAATAGGCACCAAAGGAACCGCCCCAAGCGGATTCTCGATACGGCCAACCTCAACCCACTCACGCGACCCCCGCCGCTCCACCTGAACAATCACATCAGGAAGCAACAACTCCGCCTCAACAACCTCAGGATCACAAGTCGGCTGAACCACCAAACCCGCCTCCAGGCGAGAACCATCGGCAGAAAACCTGCCCGTGCAATTCTTGGGTGACTGTGGACGAACCGACACCGTCCCATCATCCTGGGGGATAACAGCCACAAACGACAACCCAAAAATCAGCGCATCCAAATGCACATCACACGAAGCCGTCGAAAGCCGATTCGCGGCATACACACCATCCAAGCCGTAGCCGTCACCATTAGTCCAGCCAAGCCAATCCAGACGCTCCTCCAAAGCATCCACAGCAATCCCCGGCCACGACACCACAGTCTGAACACGCTGCAACTCCGGAGGAATAGCAACCCCCAAATCACGCACCCGGCTAGAGCCCTCATAGTAGCCCTCAATGCGGCAATGCCACGAAGACAACCTTTGGATACGATCGTACATGCCCTCAATCAGAGCCAACTCGTCCACGTTCATACCACAGACACCCGCTTCCTACCAGACCGTTCACGCCGCTTCGCTTTCGTCATCTTCGCACCAAGATACGCCAGCGAAACAGCCTCCAAAGGAACCTCAGAACCATCCTTAAACGAGGAACCCCAACCCCACGCCGCACCTTTACGCTTCTGCACAGCCGACCTCACAGCAATCTCCAACATGTCACGGCGAGAATCAGCACGGGGATGAGAAACAACACCAGACCTTACGCCTTCCAGGAAGGCTTGACACGCCTCCACATACACCCCAGTATCCGCAACCACCACACCACGACCCGGAATACCACGATCCGTCAACGCCTTCTGCAACAACACCGCACCAGACCCGGCAACCATGATCCGGTCAGTATCACCCCAACGCAACGCCAACCAGTCAGCCAACCGGCCCACACCATCAACAATCGTTCCCGACAGCCCATCAATAACCTCAACATGAACCCCCGCATCAGTCCTGCCGGCACCCGCCAAAGCAACCCGATCCCCCGAACGAGAAAACGAGACACCAAACACCTTCCCGCCCACAAGCTCAACATCATCAACCGCAGACTGCAACCACTTATCCGCCGGTATCACAGACATAGCAGACTGGCCGCGATCCCACCAACCAAGCCGCTCCCGAGCAAACCCGGCAGCCGACATCGACTCATGCTCATCCGAGACTGTCCCAAAATTCAGACGACGCCCCAACGCAGGATTAGTATCCCCCGCCAACTTCCGCCAAGACCGAGACAAATCATCAGGATCCGACTCGTCAGAGATCGAAAACTCAGTCCACGCAATCCGTTTACCGCCACCAAGCGCCTGCCCACGAAGACGCAACACCACAGACCCATCAGCCAAAGGGCCAGGAGGAGTCCCAAGGAAAATCTGCTGAGGATCACCAGAAGGAGCAGCCGAGACTGTAGGAAGCAACGCCTCCAACTGCTCATCCGACAACTCCTGCGCCTCATCACACACCAAATCATCCACCGTAAACCCACGAGCGCTACCGCGGCTACGGGCAACAAACTCCACCGAACCCCAACCCGGACAGCCACACTTCTTCTCAAACGTGGCACAATCCGGATGATGCAACACAATAGCCTCCTGACCATTCGTCGCACGAATCGACTTCACCATACGATACAAGTCAGGAAACTGCCGCTCATTCTCAAAAAACGAACGCAACCGCATAAACGCCTTACGAGCCGACTTCAACTCGTGAGCAGTATGAAGAATCCTTCTCCCTTGAATCGTTGCCTTAAACAACTCCACAATCTCAAGGATCGCATTCTTGCCATTCTGGCGAGGCACAAACACCCCACACACGCCAGAAGCAAGCCTGCCATTACTACCGATTGCTAGCCAGTCATCCAACACCTGCTGCTGCCACGGATCAGGCGTCAACCCATACGCACGCCCAAGCTCGCCAGCATCCCCGCCAGCAGTCACCGAATACGCTGCAGCCACACGATGACGAGGAACCTGAGAACCAACAACGCTAGACATTAGGCCCCTTTACGCTTCCTATACCGGTCAATCATCGCCACAGCAGAACCATTACCACGGCCACCAGACGCCACATCAACCGAATACCTATCCAACATGCCCATAAACGCCTTCACATGAGCACGCAAAGAAGCCACCAAATCCGCCCGGCCCTCACTCCACACCACATCATGAATCACCGCAGCATCCATGAGAAACAGCCACTCCTCATCAGACACGTACTGCGCGCGAGGATCCTCACCCCACACACGCCACCAGCGACGCGTCTCCTCACACCAGTTACGAGACCCAGGAAGCTCCGGCTGCACCACACTCACCACCAACACAAAAAGTCGACAAAACGATAAAACAACAAAAGGGAGGTATTTCAC